GCTCTCGTCACTTCGAACACTCCGGGGCGCGTTATGGTGGGCGCCAAGCAATTTACTCGCCAAGTCGTCCTTGTGGCGATACCACCTATATCGATCGGGTACCCTGATTTCGGCGGTAAACAATATGCCAATCAGATGGCCCTGATCCTTGGGCGTCTTCGGACGCGCTAAAGTCCTGAGTGCGTTAAAATGACTATTAACGTGACATCACCCATTACTGGCACTGCCCAGACTGGCCTTACGTCTCCGACGTACACACTTACTGCAGATACTGCACCCGCTGCTAACATTAAACAGTGGGCTGTAACCGCGCTGGGTGGTACCCAAGCCGGTGTGTCTGCACATTCTGCCTCTGCGCCTTTTGTCCTTAGGGCGCAAAGACCCTTGGTTTACAAGGGTCTCTCTCCTGTGGGTTCAAACGGAATTCTCCGTTCTGTACCAAGGAACACGTTGAAGATGGGTATTCTCAAGTCGGCTATTCCATTAGCCGGCCAGGCGCCCGTCATTGCGCAAATGTGGCTCACCTGGGACGTCCCTGCTGGGGCGACCGAGGCTGACGCCAATTCGCTGATGGCTATGGCGTCTTGCCTATTTGGCTGGATCGCTAACCAATCAGCTGGAATCGGCGATGCGGCGCGCACCGGGATATTATAATCCGGATTGCGGCGTCGAATCGTCACGCACAACGTGTAACAGGAGCGTACCATTATGGCAGCTATGTCTTTTCGTTCTGCTCTTTATGACCTGTTTAGGTCTGATCTCCTGGCTTGTTTGGGGGATGGATACATGCCACATTCTCCCGATGGAGAGTGGGGCGTCCTACCAACAGACTGTGCCGCTCGACAATTCGCAGCTCTCCACTGTGCCAAATCACTCGTCAAAAAGTTTCAAGACGAGATAGACCAGGCTACGACCGATAGGGTCGCCTTGGAGAAATTCCTTGCTGCAAATGAATCTTGTCGCATGTGGGAGCCACCGCGCTGGGCCGACCCATCCCTTCAGGGTGGGTATGAAGCTGAGCTCTACGGTGAATGGCGCGAACAAATGCGCCATTTCTTTGAAACAGCTCCTGAAACGATGGGCGCTGCTGGTGCCGCGTTAGTCGAGGAATATCCCGACTATGATTGGGGTGTCGTTTTAGACGCTTCGAAAATAGTTGCCTTTGCTAACTCCGGTCCTGGTAGTAGTGTTGGGGCCATTGGTTGCACGTTCGCTGAGAAGTTCGATGCGAGCCACGCAACTTATGGTGATGACCATATTAAATGGTTATGGGAGCTCAAAACCGAGTCGCCTACCTGGCGCGATCTGGAAATCTCCAGACAAATGCGCGGGTTACGGCTCAACAAGGTCGCAGCATCCAAGCTAACTTTTGTTCCCAAGACAGTTTCGGAATCCCGGACCATCTGTGTGGAACCGCTCCTTAACACCTTTTTCCAAAAGGGTGCGGGGTTTCTACTAGAGCGCCAGCTTAAGCTTTATTTCGGCATTGACCTGTCTAACCAACAGGCTATTAACCGAGAGCTCGCTCGCATCGGATCGATCGACGGTTCTTATGCCACGATCGACCTTACGTCGGCATCCGACACCATCGCTTACGCCTTGGTGAAGGACTCTGTTCCGGCGCATCAGTTCAAATACCTTAACTGGTTGCGAACCCGGTGCGCTCAATTCGACGGAGAGTCAATTGAGCTACAGATGTTTTCTACAATGGGAAATGCTTTTACGTTCCCTTTGCAGACGGCGATCTTCGCCGCGGCAGTAAGGGCTGTTTACAGGATACGCGGCATCCCTGCGCGTAGTAGACAGCGTAGGTCATTCGGCATCGCTGACCAGGA